TCTATTTGGTGAAACTGCATCTGATTTTGGAGTATTAGAATTAGAAGGTAATACCATAGAATATAGAGTAGAGGACGATAAGGTAACTTTAATAATTACAGATGAAGAAGGCAACACAACAGAAATTACTGTACCTCTCGGTTCTTTTACTTTCTAGTTGTTCTTTAATTATACCGCCTTTAGATAACGGCATACCGCCAGTTAGAAATATTGAGCCAGCTCAGATTGGTTATTTGTTAACAGATTTATCAAAATCTATAGAGCCAGAAAAAAAACCTGTAGTAGCTGTATACCCCACTTCCTTTACAGATCAAACAGGACAAAGAAGAAGTAATAGTCAGTACGCTAGTTTTAGTACTGCGATAACACAATCCCCAGATGCCTATCTAATAAGAGCTTTAAAACACTCAAATGTATTTGAAGTAGTAGAACGTAAAGGTTTAGATAATTTAACAAAAGAAAGACAAATTATACGTACTACCAGAGAATCTTTTGAAGAAAAACAAAAAGTAAAACCTTTGTTATTTGCAGGCCTTATTATGGAAGGAGGTGTCATAGGGTATGAAAGTAATGCAAAATCTGGTGGCGCTGGAGCAAGATACTTAGGTATTGGAGCTTCAAAAGAATATAGACAAGATACTGTAACAATTTCTTTGCGTACCGTATCAGTTAGTACAGGAAAAATACTACTAGAAGTGTTAGTAACTAAATCTATATTAAGTGCTGCTATCTCTTCTGATGTGTTCAAATTTTATTCAAATAATACTGAATTAGTTGAAATTGAAAGCGGTATGGTAGAGAATGAGTCTATAAATATTGCTTTACAGATGGCTATCGAGACGGCTGTTTTAAAGACAATAGAGGAAGGATATGAACAAGGCTATTGGAAAGAAAAGAACGGTAGTTAGCTTATTGTTTTTACTTATATCTTTGAATGTGGTGACAGCAGACAACGAGGTATATATAGATCAATCTGGTGCTACGTCTAACTTAGATATAGAACAAGTTGGCGGAGGCGGGAACATTATTGGTGGGTCTGATGCTACAGCTGGATCATCTAACATGACACCATTAGACTTAGATGGTGCAAGCATGACGCTAGATGTGCTACAGAAGGGTTCAACCAATAAGTTTCTTGGTGATATATGGGCAGATAACTATACAGGTTACTTCTCTTTTATAGGTGACAGTAACACTTTTAATATGTCTACAGACGAAACAAACGCAACTGGTGCTGATGGATCTAACGTAAATGTCCAGGTTACGGGCAATACAAACACTATGACACTTAATCATGCTATGACTGCACTAGCAGCAAATTTAGATTTAGATTGGATTATACAGGGTGGAGGTAACAGTATTACAGCATCTATAGATGTAGACGGCGCTACTAACTATATGGATATTGATGGTGATGATAATACTGTAACTTATGATGGTGATGGGTATGCTGGCGGTTATTTCTACTTAGATCATACAGGTAGTGATAGAACTTTTAATATAGATCAGGAATCTACATCAGATAATGATTGGCTCAAGATTACCTCTTCTGGCTCTAATGGCACAGTTTGTGTTACTCAGTCAGACGCAGGAAATTCATTCGTCTGTTGATATAGGATCTATATCTGAGCTTAGAGGAAACGCACAAGTTTTAAGAGATAAACCCTACGGGGCTGAATTAGACTTTGGCATACTAAGTTATGACAAAGTAGAAACTGCAAATGGCCGTATGGGTATCACTTTTATTGATGATACTCAAATAAGACTAACAGAAAACTCACAAGTATTGATTGATGAGTTCGTGTTTGATCCTAACCCAGATAAATCCAAAATGGCTCTTACCTTTGCAAAAGGTACAGCAAGATTTGTTACAGGCAAGCTTAATAAAGTTCCTAAGAAGAACATCAAGATACGCACGAATAGTGCTGTTGTTGGGATTAGAGGTACAGATTTCACAATAACTGTAGATGAACTTGGTAGATCTTTAGTTATTTTGTTACCCAATCTTGACGGTACTTCTAGTGGTGAAATAACGGTAGAAACCGCTATGGGTATGGTAGTTTTGAATAAACCGTATCAATCTACGGTAGCAAGTGTGTATGAACAAGCACCTACCAAGCCTGTTATCTTGGATATAACCCTAGATTTAATTGACAACATGTTAATTGTAAACCCACCAGAGCCTAGAAAAGATTTACAAGAAGATACGCAACAACAAACTACAGCAGATTATTTAGACTTCAACGACCTAGAAATTGACTACTTGTCAGAAAATTTTTTAGACAACGAAGCAGATTTAGAATTTACAGAATTAGATATAGATTACTTAGACGTAAACTTTTTAGAAGACTTGCTTAGTGTGTTGGATGCTTTAGCTTTTGCACAAGAAGAAGATCAATTAAACCAATCGGCTACGTCTGTAAATATTACAGGCACAGAAATAGGACAGGATAAAAAAACTCAAATTACAACTATAGTTCAAGGACAAGCTATATCTTTTAGAAGGATAGTAGGTAATTCTTTACGATTAGATATTGATAACTCTGGCAGTTATACTATTATTTTTGAACAATCAGGTGTTGTTAATACGGTTAAGGTAAATGGCGGTTCTTCTAGTACAATAAAAATTAAACAAGGATCGTCTTAAATAAGTTAAAATCTTTTAAGCCAATATTTACTTTGGAGGATATATGAAAGCACTACTTAAAAACTTAGTTGGATCAGTAGCACCAACCTTGGGTACAGCACTAGGAGGCCCTATGGGTGGTATGGCTGCAAACATGATTGCAGATGTATTGGGTTGCAAAAACGAACCCAAAGAAATACAAAAAGCTATAGACAATGCTACACCTGAACAAATGCTTGAGCTAAAAAAGGCTGAAGCTGAGTTTGAACTTAAAATGAAAGAACTGGAAGTGGATGTATTTAAATTAGAAGTACAAGATACACAAAACGCTAGATCAACTTTTTCTAAAGATTGGACAGCCAGAATTATAGGTATTGCTGTTATTGGTGGATTTATGGGCTATATATTCTTAGTCACCATCCAGCCTCCAGAACAAAACTCAGAAGCTTTGATAAATCTAGTCTTAGGATATTTGGGCGGTTTAGCATCAGCTATTATTAGTTTTTACTTTGGGGCATCTAACACACCCAAGGATGATTAATATGAACATATCTGAAGAGGGTATATCTTTAATTAAAAACTACGAAGGATGTAAGCTAGAGGCTTATCAGGACTCCGTAGGAGTTTGGACAATTGGCTACGGACATACAAAAGATGTAAAAGATGGCGATAAAATTAACCAGGACGAAGCCGAACATTTATTGCAAGAAGAAATGCCGGAGTATGAAGGTTATATCAACGATATGGTTAAGGTGCCGTTAGATCAATGTCAGTTTGATGCATTAGTTTGTTGGGTATACAACTTAGGACCAACTAATCTAAAAGAATCTACTTTGTTACGTATTCTTAACGAGGGTGATTATGGCGGCGTACCAGAACAAATAAAACGATGGAATAAAGCTGGTGGTGTTATCTTAGGTGGATTGGTCAAACGTAGAGAAGCTGAAGCTAATTTGTTTGAAGGTAAGGAATGGAGCAAGGTTTAAATGGCACTACAAAAAACAATATTCAGACCAGGTATTTATAGAGAAGGTACCGACTATGATAATGAAGGCGGTTGGTTTGATTGTAATTTGGTACGGTTTAGAAAAGGCAGGCCAGAAAAGTTTGGTGGTTGGAGTAAACTTACAAGTAATACTTATTTAGGTACGGCCAGAGCTTTACATCCTTGGGTTTCTTTAGGAGGTACAAAATACCTTGGAATAGGTACTCATCTAAAATATTATATTGAAGCTGGTGGAGTTTTTAATGATGTAACCCCCATAAGAAGTACTACTTCTGCTGGTGATGTAACATTTTCCGCAACTAATGGAGATGCAACAATTACCGTTGCAGATACAGCCCATGGGGCAGTTCAAAATGATTTTGTTACTTTTTCTGGAGCATCTAGTTTAGGGGGTAATATAACAGCAGCCGTTTTAAATCAAGAATATCAAATAGCAACTATAGTAAATGACAATAGTTATACAATAGAAGCAAAAGACACTTCAGGAACAACGGTTACTGCAAATGCCTCTGATAGTGGCAACGGAGGATCTTCTGTTGTTGGCACCTATCAAATAAATGTGGGACTAGATGTTTATGTTGCTGGTACAGGTTGGGGTATAAATGGCTGGGGCGCAGGAACATTTGGTAGTACAAGTGCTTTAAGCCTAACGAACCAATTAAGATTATGGACACATGATAATTTTGGAGAGGATTTAATTATAAATCCACGAGCGGGTGGTATTTATAAATGGGTAGAAAATAATGGAGTAGGCACTAGAGCAGTTGAGCTATCTGGTATTACTGGTGCCAATCAAGTTCCAACCGTAGGTCTGCAAGTTATTACTTCAGAAAAGGACAGGCACTTAATAGTCTTGGGTGCGGATCCCGTATCAGGTACTTCAAGGACAGGTACGGTTGATCCTATGTTAATAGCGTTTAGCGATCAAGAAAATGAATTGGAATTTGAACCTACTAATACAAATACAGCAGGATCTCTAAGGTTATCTTCAGGATCTTCAATAATAGGAGCTGTTAAATCAAGACAGGAAATAATGATATGGACTGATACTGCTCTTTACAGTATGCAGTTTATTGGCCCTCCATTTACCTTTGCAGTTAATTTAATTAATGAAGGTATAGGTTTAGTTGGACCCAAAGCATCCGTTACAGCACCTCAAGGCATATATTGGATGAGCTACAATAATTTTTATGTTTACAACGGTAGTGTTCAAACTATTCCTTGTACCGTTCATAATTATGTTTTTGGTGATATTAACTTAGGACAGTCTTTTAAATTTCATGCGTTTACTATTTCAGATAAAAATGAAGTTGGATGGTTTTATTGTTCAGCTGACTCTACAGAAATAGACAGATATGTTATTTATAACTATATAGAAAATTTATGGATTTATGGATCTCTAACAAGAACAGCTTGGTTAGATGCAGGTATTGTGAATTATCCAAGAGCTGTAAATGGAGGTTACTTATATCAACAAGAAACTGGATTTAATGATGATGGATCCCCTATGACAAATGTGTTTATTGAAAGTTCTGATTTTGATTTAGGTGATGGTGAACAATTTACTTTTATAAGAAGGATCATTCCAGATTTTAAGTTTTTACAAAATAACAACGCAGGTAATGTAAATATAGTGGTCAAGACAAGAAACTTTCCTGGAGATTCTTTGACTACAAATTCTACAAATGCAATAACCGAAACAACTACACAAGCTTATGTAAGGGGTAGGGCAAGACAAATGGTTTTAAGGTTTGAATCTGATGATGATGCAACCAATAATGGTAACTTGGATATTGGATGGAGATTAGGAGCTACTAGAATAGATACAAGGCCTGATGGCAAAAGATGAGCAAAATATTACAAACTCAGCTACCTATTGCTACAGGAGATGTTAGCCCAGAAACTTTCAACAGGTTAGTAAGAATATTAGAAATTAACTTAGGTGCTGTAGATCCAGATCAAACCAGACAAGTTAATGATGCAGACAAAACAACTCTTAATTTTTTAGCCGGATCTATTATATGGAACACCACTTTAGGTGTTTTACAGGTCTATACTGGTAACAAATGGGTAGATATAGGCGAAAGAACAAATGACCTTGGTTTTGAAATGACTGCCTCTGTTGGTAAAGTTGATGTCAAAACAAATGGCGATATAACAATTAATGTCTGAAACAGCACAATTACAAGAATATCAAACTAAAAACATACTTTTAGAACATCCTGCTGATTGGTATATAGATAAAGGTACATTTGATGCGGTTAAAAACTCTTTACCAAACATAATAGATTTTTACGAAAACAAAGGTAATTACGATCCGTCTCAGAATGAATTACACAAAGTTATAAAAGAACCGTTAAAAGACGTATATACGGTTCCATTCTTTTCTGAAAAGTTTTGCTCCATACTTTTAGATGAAATGCGTAATCTAGAGGATTATTATGGGTTTGTTCCTAATCCAGAGGAAGATGTATTAAGGCAAATACCTGAAATAACCTTTCAAGATAATTGTCCAAAAATATATAACTCTTTGTTCCAAACAATATATACTATAGGTAATCCGATATTTTTAAGTATTTGGAATAGGCACGTAAATGGTGGCGGAATTCAAATAGCTAATTATAATTTAAAGGATAAAAAACAGGGTGCTTGGCATCATGATGCAAGTGCCGACATTAGTATGGTTGTCCCCCTAAATACGGGTGATTATGAAGGGGGAGGAACTGAGTTTTTAAATCGTGGAGTTGTAGAACCATTACCTACAGGCCACGCTCTAATATTTCCGAGCTTTACTCATATGCATAGGGGCCTATCAGTAAAATCAGGAAATAGGTACTTACTTGTATTTTGGTTAAAATGTATGGAAGAATAGGGTAGAATTTAGAAATGGCTATAGTAGATAACTCAGGAACAGGTTTAGCGGCCCTGGGGCGTAACGAAGACCGCTTTATGGCTCATGTTGCACCAGGCGAGATGGTGGTCCCACCAGTCATATCTGACAAGACAAGATCAATAATTAGAAAGGAGATGGCCGCTGTAGGTCTAGATCCTAACGAATATGTTGTTGGTGAGGGTATGTCTATCAACCCTATTACAGGGCAAGCAGAATTTGGTTTTTTAAAAAAGATAGCTAAAAGCGTTAAAAAGGTAGTTAAAAAGGTTGCACCTATTGCAGCTGTTATACCTGGCCCTTGGCAACCGTTTGCCGCTGTATATCAAAAGGGTAACGCAGCTCTCAAACTAGCAAAAGGGGAGGGCGGTCTTGGTGACATCATGACATTAGCAGCTGGTGGTAGGCAAAGTTTATTTGGAAAAGAGGGCGCAATAGAAGCAATTAAATCTGGTAGTTTCAAAGATATAGGGTTTGTAGATTCTCTTAAAAATATTGGTCAGGTCGCCAAACGTGATGCCGCAGGTAATATAGTTAAAGACGCTGCTGGCAATATAGTTACTGAATTTTCACCATTAGCTTACGGTAGTAACGTTTTACAAGGTATAGCTAGCGACCAACAACAAGGATATGGTGGATTGTTGGGTGGTACTGGTCAAAAATTTGATGTCACAACAGGACAACTTGTAGGTTCAGGTGGAGCAGGATTTAATCCCTTCATGCGACAAGCCACACCAACTACCGCTACGGTACAGTCAGGTGATACTCTTTCACAAATAGCAAAAGACAATAACACTACTGTAGATGCAATATTAAAAGCTAATCCAAACATTACAGATCCTAATGTTATATCGGCAGGACAAACAATAAATATACCAGGCACCACATCTAGCCAATCTTTTTTAAGTAGAATGATAAGCGGTACTCCTGGTCAACAAAATCCGATACAAGAGTTTATGGACGATCAGTTAGGATTAGATCCTGGAGGTGGTGGCATTTACAATCTTCTTGGTGGAGGATCTGGGGATGGTACCGGCTTTGGCGGTATAGATCCCAAGATGGCTGGTCTTGCCTTGTTATACGGTAAAGTAGTTAAAGATGCAGCTAAGAAGACTGAAGGTGGTTTAACTGACATAAGACAATCAAAAAGACCAGATCTTAACCCAGCGCCTGTATTTGCAGGATTTGACTTAGGGATACGACCTAAGAAGGCTTTTGGTGGGCCAATAGGATTTGGCAGACAATACTTCAACGAAGGCGGTATGGCTGTAAAAGAACTTGATATGCGTCAAGGTGGTGAATCAGTTGGCCCAGGAACAGGTACATCTGATGACATACCAGCTATGCTTAGTGATGGTGAGTTTGTAATGACAGCCGCAGCTAATAATGGAGCGGGTGGATTTAAGTTCAACAAAACAAAAAAAGGTATTGAGTTGATAGCTGCTAGTAAACCTAATAGAGAAAAGGGTGTAGACGTTATGACTAATCTGATGGAAACCTTTGAGAAATATAACAAATCTGGGAGTATGGCATAATGGCTGAAACAATAGATCCTGTACTTCAGGAACAACGTACCGCTGAAGTTCTTACGGACCCGTTAATACGGGCTTTATATTTTGGTACCGAAGGCACTCCTGGATTCTTTAATCAATTACAGCAAGCAGGTGCAAACCTTATCGGTACTGATGTGCCTCTACAACAAACTGCTGGTTTAGATAGATTAGAGACTTTAGCAAGAGAAAGAGCCGAAGCAGGTCTTGGTTCATTTCAACCGTTTTTTGATAGACAACAAGGCTTGATAGATGAAGCTATAGCACAATCTAGAAGAGCAGAACAATTACAAGATCCATACTTTACAAGAGCCGAAGAGCAATACGGTTTAGGTTTGGGTGATGCCCTATCTGGCATACAACAAGCTAGAGGTGTAGCGACAGGTGCAGTAGACGAGTTTGGAAACCGTATAGGTGAATCAGAAGATTTACTGAGAGGCACATTAGGTGCTTACGATCCAAATATGACGCAACAATTCTATAATCCTTTCGAAGATAGAGTTGTTCAACAAACTATAGACGACATAATGGAGGCTGGAGAAAAGCAAGATATAGCGGCTAGAGCGCAAGCCATATCTGCTGGTGGTGAATCAGCCTTTGGATCTAGAGCAAGACTTGGCGCAGAAGAAAGAAGAGAAGCCTTGGGTAGAGGATTGGCAGAGGCTCTGGGTAATATTAGATCTAGAGGTTTTACTGAAGCACAACAGACAGGTCTTGGTGAGTTCGCACGACAAAGACAAGCAGAAAGAGCAGCCGCTCAAGGCTTGGGTGGATTTGCAGGATCAAGACTAGGAGCCGGTCAAAGTTTAGCCAGTAGCTTACAAGGATTAGGGCAAAGCGAAGCAGCCGCTAGAGCAGGATTAGCTAGCGGTTTACTAGGTATAGGCGCACAAAGAGGCGCTGGTGCGTCTGGATTAGGTGCGCAGTTAGCAGGATATGGCGGTCAATTAGCTGGTGTAGGAACAACCCTTGATGCGTTAGGAAGAGGTCAAAGATCTGAACTAATGGGATTAGGTGCTACTTCTAGAGGTATACAAGAAACAGGATTTGGAAGACAGTTTGCTCAACAGATGGGACAACAGATGAGGCCTCTACAAACACTACAATCTATTGGTTCTATGTTACCTGGTTATCAAGCAACAAGAACTCAGATTGATTCAACCTACGGTATGGCTCCTGATCCAAGCGCACAAGGTCTTGGAGCTGCTTTCTCAGCTTATGCTGCATTACAACCACCAAGAGCAGGTTAATGAGTTATTTACAAAGAAAAATGTTTGCAAATGGTGGTGGAGCTGAAGCCAACCCTTACTATTATGTTAATAACCAAAACAAACTGGTTCCACTAGATCCAATAAAGTTATTTAACGTTCTTGAAACTGCTCCAATACCCGAGGTAGAAGCATTAATACAAAATCCAGATGTAAGATATAGTCCAGAAACACAAGAAATATTTAGACAAATAGTTGGCAAAAGAAAGGCTGGTTTTTCTAGTGTTAGTCCTAGTACGTTTAAGTTTGGTGAGGCTTTACCTGATTATTTAAGTTTTTATTCTGGAGTACAAGATGTAGGTGGTGTTGCATTAGATACTTTGGGAGAGATTGCGGAAAGAGGTAAAGGTTTGTTTACAGGATTTATGGCGGACCAAGGAGAGCCACAAGATACTTTTGTAAGTGAGCGCTATCCATTCAACAGGCAAGGACAGCCTTTTGTAGATCCATCACAAGGTCGTCCAGATCCTACAAATATTGCAGGTGTTTTAGGTCGTGCAGCAGAGGGTATTGAAGCACGACTGGCAAGTTTACCGCCTTTAGGCCCTTCAGAAGAAGGGATGCTTAGGAGAGGGTACACCAATCCAGAACTAGCGGCTATCTTAAATAGAGCGCAAACAGGTGAAATACAAGACTTTGAAGAAGAAATAGAAGAATTAGTAAAACCAGATGTAGTAGATACGGCAGTTGTTGAAGAAGTTACCGAGCAAGCACCAAGAGAATTACCAACTGGTACGGTAGAAATTAGAAACATAAGTCCTGATGATTATGAGGGGTCCAATATAGCTTTGTTAAAACAAGAAATGGAAATAATAGGTAGAGATGAAGAAGGCAATCCTTTACCAGAAACAAGATTATTACAGGACCCTGAAATACAAGATCTCTTAGATGAAATCAAACCTATTGAAGTGAAAGTTGATGTAGATAAAACAGAGGCTGATAGTCTACTAGACGTTGAAGAAAAGTTTGACGGTTTACCTGATAGTGCAATTCAAGAACTTTTAGATCCGATTAAACCTATTTTATCTATACCAGAAGCTGCCGCTGAAACGGAAGAAGAACAAGATGAGGGTCAACCTCCTCCGCCTAGGGATGTTATAACTAGAAAACTAGAACAACCAGGATTCTTTGGATCTGATAGGTTCCTAGACTTTATTAGGAATGTAGGTGGTGAACTTACTAGAACAGGTCAGTTTGGTACAGGTCTATCACTTGGCGCATCTAAGGCCGCTGAAGAAAGAGCCGCCAGAGAGTTGATGGCTGAACAAGAAGAAAGAGACTTTGCATCTAAACTAAGACTTGCTAGAGCTGAAGCAGCATTAGAGGGTACTGGATTTATGGATCCTACTGATGCAAATAAAATTGTAGATCAAGAAAATGCTCTAGCTGACAATATTCAATCATTTGAAAAAAGTAGAAACACTTTATCTAATTTAAACAAAGTTATAGGAATTTTAGATGAAGGAGGAGCTACTGGATTAAGAGGTTTCTTTGGTGAAGCAACTGATATGATTGAAGCCGCTATAAAATCTGATACCGGAAAATCTTTTGAAGATCTAAACCCTAGAACTAGAGCTAATTCTTTGTTAAAAGTTCTAAGACAGGCAAATGTAAGAGAAATACTAGGTGAATCTGGTAAAACTATTTCTAATTTAGACAGACAGATTGTTGAAGATGTATTTGGAGATATTAGATTTGGAACACCTGTTTCTGTTTCAATTAAGAAACTTGAAGACAGTAGAAAAAATATTCTTAATGGAATGAGAAGCACCCAGAATAAGATTATAAATTCAAAATCTTTCTTTGATAATATTGGTTATGATTCGAATGTTTTAAGAATTAACGAACCAATACTAGATTTAATCAAAGCATTTACATTTGCAAATGCAGAATCATATATTGCACCTGACACATCTGATGCAGGTATTATTGACACAACTTTATAATGCCTAGATATAGAGTAAATATTTCTGAAGGTGTATCTGAGATTGTAGATGCAGATACCGAAGACGAAGCTAAGAAAAAAGTAAAAGCTATTATAGCTACAGGTGCTACTTCACCTTTTTACGACAAACTTTACTTTGATTACGATACTGGAGTAAAAGGTAAGTTTGAGCGGTTAGTTGATAAAGGTACAGAACGTGAAGGTGATCTAAGAAATCTTAGAGCGCAGTTATCAAGAGCAGAAACACCTAGAGAACAAGAAACCGTATTAGAAAACTTTGTAGGATCTTCAGGCTTTACTAGAAATACAAAAGGACAGGTTGCTTTAACTCCAGTAGGACTAGAAGAACTAGGCCTACCAATACAAAACAGAACACTTAGTGACGGTACTTCAATACCGTTAAATACCATTATTGATGAAAATGATTTTGGTTTGCAAACTGGTGATCTTGCAGACTTTGCCGGTATTGCAGGTCCTATAACTGGAGCAATAACTTTTATGTTGCCACAAGCTAGAGTCATAAAAGGTCTTACATCTTTATTTGGCGGCAGAGATCGTATAGCTAGAATGTTTGCAGCCGGTACTGGTTCAGCCGTAGGTAAAGCAGGAGAAGAAGCTTTAGATTATCAAGAGGGATTTCAATTACAAGACAGAGATGAACTCAAAGATCTATTTGGTGGTGAGTTTCTTTTTGGTTCTATTGGTCAAGGTATAGGTGAACTTTTTGGTTTAGGATATAAATTACTTTTAGGAAGAAATGCACCAGCTCCAGATCTTAGACTTAATAGGCAAATGGCTTTAGGTAGATCTGCTTCAGACATACTAAAACTAGATGCACAACTAGGTAAAGAAGCAACAGAAAGACAAATAGCAAAAGCAGTAAGAGACGGTAGGGTAGCAAAGTTTGATTTCAAAGGTATAGCATCACAAGCGACTCTAGGAGCTAAATTGCCTGGTAGGTTACAAGATATTTCTGAACAGGTATTAGGTAATACAAGGGATAAAGAAACCGCAGCATATCTTAGAGCTGAGATAGATAATTTACTTGGAGAAATTGGTGGTGAAAACGCACTACTACAAAAATCTATATCTGATGCAACAAAAGGTAGTCTAGATGAGCAAGTACAAGCCAGCTTACAGGCCCTAAGATTAAAAGAACAAACGGTTACACAGCAACTACGTAAGCTCTTAGATGATGTAGTAGATGATGCTATAGAAGTTGGAAATTACGCAGATGCACCTGGCAGAGGAGCTTTAGGTCAAATACTTCAAGACAATCTAGGTAGAGCTAGACGAGAAGTTATGGTTGATCTAGGTACAAAATACAGAGCTGTTGACGGTATGTTCAAACAACTCACTTCAACTGAGGGTAAGTCAGGCGTAGAATTATTGAAGGCACAAACATTAGATAGAGTTGTAAGAAACACTATAAATAAAAATATTGATGATTCTCTTAAATTAATTAAACAACACAAAGATGCTGATTACTTTTGGGGTGTTAACAACCGAGATGAGTTAGACGGCGGTATTGTTAAAAAGATAGAAAGCGCATTATTAGAGTTCCAAAATGATGTAGCCAGAGGAGGTCCAGTAAATTTAGCTCACGTTAGAAACGCTTACTCAAAATTAAATACTATTTCTAGAGATACACTTGAGGCGAGTCCAGAAAGAAAAGTAATTATAGAAATCATGCGTAAGCTTGATGACTCTAGAGTTAGTCAAAATGGTGAAATATTTATACCTGGTCAACCAGATAGTATCCTTACTCAACTAGAAATAGAAGGTGTAGAGCAGTTTAACGTACAACTAGCAAAGAATATAAAAGCGGCAGGTCTAGGTGATGATGTTATAGAGTTAGAAGGACAAGCAGTAAGAGAAGTAAATAACGCAATAAAACAACTTAGAGAAGCCAATAAAATTGCAGCAGAAAGGATGGCACCTTTTGATAGGTTAGAGATTAAAAAAATAATATCCAACTCACAGAAGGGTGCGCATAACGCAGATGAAGTTTATAAAAAAGTTATTTTGAATGGCGAAAGAGGAGATCTAGAGGACATATTTAAAGCTCTTAGAGACTACGATAACTATATGGTTCAAGCAGGCAAGCCAGCAAACGCAGAAAGAACTTTAAAGTCACAATTAAAGAAAAGATTGTTTGCTGATGCGTTTAGAGCTTCTACAGATGTTGTAGACGAATCAATTAACTTCACTCAGTTTGCGAAAGAAATTAAAAAGTTTGAAAGAGATTATCCAGGCAAGTTAGATGCTTTGTTTACAGATACAGCTACAGGTAAAAATACAGCTAAACTTGTTAGAGATACAATAGAGCAAGTTAATAAAATTGGTCCAAGAATCAAACCACAAGACATTAAAAACCTTGTTAATGACTTCACAACAAAAAGAAAAGGTCTAAGCGCAAGCGATCAAGGTTTAGCTTTTGTTCAAGGTCTAAAAGAATTAGCTAAAGCATCTGATGAAAGATTAAAACTTGAAGCTAACAGAGCTATATCAGATTTACCTCTAAAAGGTATAGACGAGACGGTTAATATAATATTTAGGCCAAATGCAAATGCCAATATAGAGATATTAAAAAATACCGTTAGTCCTGAAGTATTCACCAGCATACAACAGGCTAGTATGCAGAAGCTTTTATCTAAATCTATAGACATAAACGGCAAGGGCAGAATCACAGACCTGTTTAAGGCTGGTAATTTAAAAACAGCATTAGACTCTTATGGTGATGAAACTCTAGAAGCTATGTTTGGAAAAGAACTTTCACAAGGTTTGAGAAACTTCCAAAGACAACTAGACACATTAACCAAACAAGAAGCTGGCAGAGGCGGAGCGGCTGGTGGTCTGGTAGCTGCTGGTATTGGTGCCAGCTTGGCTTTAAATCCTATAGCGGTATTACCTTCAGTATTGGGATTAGCAGTAGCCAGAAGATTGTTTGCATCACCAAGTTTTGTTTCTATAGTGTCTAAGACAGATAAAGGATCTATTATGACGGCCATAGACATGACAGAACAGGCACTAAGACAGACTTTGGTAAGGCAGTTAGGTATGGAAGCCGAAGAAGCAGGAGAAGTTGCTGGTGGCATTATGGATGGTGCTTATGATGCGGCTGGTATAGAAGAATTACTTAACCCTGTAAAAGATCTGATAAAAGACACAATATCAGAAACACAAAATCTGCAACAAGAAGCACAACAGTCTTTAAGAACTACACAGGTCCCAACTCCTAGTATTCCTTTGCCTGATGTATCAGGAACTCAAATGCCAACGCTGAGTCCTCTATCTGAGGATAGATTGGCGTTAGATGAACAATTGTTTGGTAGACCCTCTAGGCTAGGCTAAAGCCTATTTCACTACGATCCATACCCAAAGGTTTATCAGATAAACATATCCAATCTTCTTGCGGTATGTGGATGTAAGGCTCGTTATCTTCATCATATGTGGGATTATCACTTATATTCATCCTTACATCATACGTAGCGTCTTTATTCCATTCGTGCATATATATGCCGTCAGTCATAGCATACACAATAATAAACGGTACTCCGGTAGCCAAAGCAAACGAAGATCCTCTGCGTAGTTTATTGGTAGATATGATTAGTGTTTCATACTTGTCAAAAGCAAAAGTACGGCACTTTACCTCGCACCAATAATTTTTTTCGTTTGATTCTATCCAATAGTCTAATGAATAGCTTACTGGTAGTTTGTGACAAGTAACCCCCCAAAGTCCTTCCAAAAATCCAGCTACTCTCTCTTCTCTCTTTTGATCGTCTCTGGTTTCAAATGATGGTGTTTTCATGTTCATTCCTCAAAGAAGTTAGGATCTACAGCAACAAACCTTTTGGTTGGTCTGCCCTTACCCCCAACTTTAATTTCTATCTCCTGGATTTCTCCAGCATTCTTTAACCGTTCTATTATTTCTTTTACTTCATAAGACTTCATACTTCTAAATAGTTCATGCCTATCTACCTCCCTTTTAGATATGCCTTCACCATTCCTAGATCTAATGTATGACAATACTTGTTTGATTTTAGACTCTGTAGCAGAACTAGCTACCTTATCCCTACAAGCTTCAATAAACATAAGATCGTAGTATCTAATGTAATCTATAGCCCATTTGGTTATATCTGCCGTTATTTTCTTTGCATCTGCATTAGAAGCTAACGTACAAAGCAAAGATAACCTCATAGCCTTTTCTTTAGATCTACTGAGTAATGGTTCTAAGTTATCTTTCTCTAGTATGTCTTGTCGTTTAATTATTTCCCTTGCAAAGTCTTGTAATAACTCTTCTGACTGTTTATCAAACTCTAATACGGTTTGTGCTATATCAAGCTCTGCGTTATCTCTAGATGCATCTGATAATGTACCTTTCAATCTACGCACATAATTAACCCAGTTAACCACGTTTGTTGGTGGCTCTGTATATTTCTTTAGATCTCCAACACGTCTTGGTTCGTTAGATTCAACTACCACAAAACGGTTAAGGAAACCGTCTGCTATCCTTCCGCTATTTAAAGCTCCATAGAAGTTCTTAGGTACCGATAATCCAACTAATGTAATAGCTGGCTTATATGTCACCCTATTCATCATTTTCTCTTTATATTCTTCCTGTACGGCCATCAAAGAGTAATTATCTGGTCGTAGAGTCCCATGACACCTTCCCCAAGCCTCCATAAGCGTCTGTATGCCATCTTCTTTGTTAGTGTTACCCGCATTACTGATTGCCTCTAAACGTTTCCCAAACTCGTCCATAATCGTTATTTGGGTAGGTCTGATCTTTAAAACAGAATGTACGGCTCCGCTAGATGTATATCCATCACCTACAACAAGCTTTTCTTGGTCTGAGGCGTTCAACACAGACTCTATAAATGTCTTAATGTTTTCCTTACCTTGTCCTGACTTTGCAACACCCATAAAGTACATACTTGAAAAGTTATTCATGTTGGTCCGATATAAACGCCCACAGGTAACACTAGCTAATGCCAAGGCACCAACTAAAGATAGTTCTGGTTGTGGCACTTGAGCTATATCCTCACAAAACTCAAACATGTTCTTTAACAATCCAGGTGGTGAGAATAGATCTTCTGGTCTTTTTATATTCTCAGTTGATTGTGTAAACAAGGGAGCTATTTGATTCTTACGATCATGTGTTCTTTTGACGTTATCTACAACAGAATCTATTTCTTTCTGCGGTAAAGGTGGGTTGTTGTTCTTATTCCAGTTTTGTAAGAATACTCTTACAAACTCTAGGTTGACGTTCTTAGATATAAGGTATCCAGCAATCCTTGCGGCTCCATCGTTTCTAGATCCCTCTAATACTCCATCTAATGAGAATGGTGCCGTTTGTTTACTGCTTTCAATTTTAGGTACGCCTGTTATTTGTAAGTATTCTTTTTCGGTAAAGTCTGGTAGATCTGTATGGTCATAGATCTTCCAATCTGGAATCATGACAGGCTTATATACCTGACCATTAGCATGACGGTTGTATGGTGCAATAATAAGACCTCCCACACCACGTATATCTATTAATCTTTCTATAGGAGTGTTGTTTGTTCGTCTTGTAGCAAACGTAGTGTAGTTTTCTGGGTTGTTGTAATAGTAATGCATACCCTTGCCTGTAATGACCTTAAACGGGCAAGCTGGTAGGTTCTTTTCTACCCAATCCATAGCTTCAGGTGAATCTGCATCTACAACAACAAACTTGCCGCAGACTAATGCTACTACTAGATTATCTCTATCCTTGAACCAAGACTCTACAAGTTCCCTTTCAGGTCTTGTCTCCTTGTATTGTTCCCAGCCTTTTAAAAATGGTGGTGGTTTTTTATTTGATCTTTGTAACGGTACTACATTATATCCATCATCATAATAAGCCAGAGCAATATCCAAGGACGAGTCATCCTCGGTAATATTGAGCTGGAACATTTTATTCCTGCTCTAAAATATCTGATATTGAACCGTAAATAGATTCAAAATCTAATCTTCCCTCAGTAGCCTTGATGATTTGTTTGGCTTGTGCAATAGATGGTTGCCTATATCCATATCTCCAAGATTTACAGGTAGCCTCAGAGCAATTGAAATCTTCTGCGGCTTTCTTATAACCAAGAAATTTTATATAAACAGGTAACGTGTAATGATCTATTTTTCTTTCTTTGTGATTAGGTTGTATGCCCATCGTGTCTAACTCCTTCAATTTATTTATTGCTATAGTTTTGGTCCTGAAATAGTAATTTGCAAGCCAAGTTGTGTCGATTTGTTTTTTCATATACATCTCCTAAATAATATGATTTACATATTGTAGTTTCTCAGGTTATAATTTACAAGTTCATTTTTACACATATATAAGGAGGGTAGATTATGAGCTTAAAAGATAAGATAAAAACACCAGATAAAATGGTGGACCAACAAGGGGCAAAGCTTCTTGTATATGGTCAAGCTGGAGCGGGTAAAACCTTTTCTACACAGACTATGCCAGGTAATGTTTTAGTCATTAGTGCGGAAGCTGGATTACTATCTATTAAAGATGCTCCAAACGTATCTGCTATTGAAGTCAAAACTTATGATGATCTTAGAGAGGTGTATGCCGCTCTAGCATCTGGTGAGTTAGTCTACGATAGCGTATGTCTAGACTCAGTTTCAGAGATCTCAGAGATCTTATTGATACATGAGAAAAGCAGAAACAAAGATGGAAGAATGGCTTACCAGAATGTAAGTGAAGCCGTTACAAGTCTTATGAGATCATTTAGGGACTTAAATACACACGTATTATTTCTTTGCAAGGAAGGTAAAGATAATAATGATGGTGTATTTTTCTTTGGTCCTAAGATGGCAAGTAAACCTTTAGGGGATGCAATTACGTATTTCTTTGACGAGGTTTTGGCCCTACGCATTATTGACGGTCAAGATGATGACGGTAATGCCGTAGCGGAAAGGTGGTTACAAACAAGGATAGGTCAAGGTTACACAGCGAAAGATCGTAGTGGTAAGCTTGAGGCCTTTGAGGAACCCAATCTAACTGCCCTAATTGAGAAGTTAGGGTTTTCTATTAATATTGAAAATAAGGAGAGTGCGTAATGTCAGACTTTAATGACGTTGATTTTTTCGAAAATGCGGAGCAAATGGAATCTCGAGGTCCAGATGTTGCTCCAACTGGCGAGTATGAGGCTAAGATAATTGCCGCTGAGAAGTATAAAGCGGATAGCGGTAATTGGACTCAGAAAATAACCTTTCAGATTGATGGTGGTAAATATCGCGATCATAATGAATGGTATAACCTTTGGTCTGCTAATAAAGAATCCAAAAGAATAGCGAGTGAGATATTTAGTCGTCTTGCTATTGTTGTTGGATTTAAGAAGCTACCAGATCTTGCAAAAGATTTTATCGGTAAGCAACTTAGACTTGGTATCAGACAGTATGAAGATACTTGGACAAACAAAGAAGGTGAACAAGTTACATCTAATAAGACTAAAATCATTAAGATGGAACCGTCAGAGATGGCACCAACACCAGTAGGTGAAAAACCTCCCTTCTAAGTGTAGAAAAGAAAAAGGGGCTTTATGCCCCTTTTTTTTGTTTTGATATTTCTTTTGACCATTTGGCTACCTTTATAGCTTGCCCTAATTTTTCTGGATTGTTTTCTTTAACATTTTTCCAAAAACTAGGGTATTTCATAATCATTAAAGTGTATTCAGATAGCCTTTTGTCCAGCGCCTTAAACTTAGCTCGTTGAGCTTTTCTTTTAGCATCCATACTTACATATTCTTTAGATCATCAATAGCCCAGTTAAGATATACAACGGCCTTCTCAAGATCCTGGATGTTTTGTCCTTTGTGATCTTCCCTCCATATATATTTAACTGCGTTACCTTTACAGAAACCTTTGAATTCTTCTGCCGAAAGCATAGATCTCATAGCCTCTATATACTCTATCTCACCCCTAGTGTAATGAGGTGGTTGGTTTACTAAATCTTCACTCATTTTGTCCTCCAAACTCTGAATTTATCATCTTCAACTTGTCTAATTTTAACTTTTAATCCAGCTGCATTAGCTAAGTTATACCAGTTATCAACACCATTACGTTGTCCTTTTTCTGTTGTAAATATAAATGAATCGCCTATGTCTAAACTTAAAAGAAATGCCGTTTTGCCCTTTACCCTTTTTCTAGGTATCGGTACATTTTTCTCTACTTTATACATTACTCTTCCATCCAGCCCTTTAGATCTACGTTAACTATATTAGGTGAGTTGTATATGGTGGCTTCTTTACCGTTTAATACTGCGTTGTATTCTCCAAGCAAATGCTCCAGTTTTAACCAGCCAGATGTCATGTCTTCATGTTTCATCTTGAAGATCTTACTTGCAAACGGTTTCTTCTTTTCTTGTGCTACAAAGATAAAGTCAACCACGTTGAACCCAGCTTTCTCATATCCACGTTTATACCAAGCGGCTTGTAATTCGTATTGGTACTTCTTAATGGATGATGTAAAGCCCCTAACAGAACAATCGGTAGTAGTCTTATAATCAACCAAGATTATAGATTTAGGGTCGCTAGATATATCTAATGGGTATCTAAGCACATCAGATTTAACTTTCAGCAATAGATCCTTTTCCCACCAAAAGATCGCTCTTTCAAATGGAGAGTTAAATACTTCTGGGTATTCGCCTTGTACTGCTGACAAATGCTTGTGTCCTTCCGGTATCAAGGCTTCTCGCATACTGTATAAGGTTTCTTTGTCCTTAGATGAGATAACGGTTAGCCCTCTATCTTCATACTCCTTCTTTAGCTCTTTATTAGCGTTGGTGTATGGAGATCCACTTAGGCAGACTACATCATTAACAAAGGCCTCTTCTCCCTCAACAATCAAAGAATGTGCGGCGGTCCCAAACTTCATAGCTGGTGTCGTTTCGTTTTCTTCTTCAAATGCATGGAGTTGGCTTTGTCCAAACCTTCTTATGTTTGATGATGATATGCCTGGAGCTTCATGATAAAAGTTATGTTCCATATCTGGAAAGTAAACTGCGTCTCCCAAGATTACGTGTTCTTGGTTTTCTAATATTTCTGGTAGTTCGTTCATAGTGTCTCCTTAATAAATACCTGTAATTTTTCTGATTATTGACCAAGCCTCATCATTAGGCACTAAGAAAGATATATTTTCTTTCAAACCTTTGTTATGAATCCTGCGTCTTTGCGATACTGTCGCATCTCTAAGGTAATGTTTGTATTCTTGACCCCAAAAATAAGCAAGACCCATATAGTTGGGTGTGCCTATGTATTTACGGTCTAACTTATAAAGGCTTTGTGTAGCCTCATCTGTAATTACTTCTAGATTAATCACATAGTTTGTCATGATGCCTCCTCTAGTTTATTAAGTGCATCAGTAAGTTCTTTGACGCATTGGGTTAGTTCAGATATGTTTGTCTGAAGGTGAAACAAAGTATAGTTTAATTTATCCTTTGTAAGCTCTCGTTCTACATGGTCATGTAGATTATTGGTGGATGTATCTATAATAGCATCCAGATCTTTTCTTATATCCATAGTACTCTCCTAAAGTATTTACTGATAATATATGTAAATTGTATTTTAGGATAAAAGGTTATAAAGGAAATGAATGACCGTTTAGACTATTGTATTGAGCATGAGTCTAATGCGGCAGATAATCATACTCCAATACAAGCTAGTAGTTACTCTGCGTTACTTCATGAGATGTATGGCAAGACAAAGAAGATCTTGGATGAATATCAAGAGATTCGGGGCAAAACTAAGGTATAGTTGATATATGACATTAAAAGTAGTGCCTATTAAGGATAAGATGGCTCGTCCTACCCTCCAGGAGACGGTAGAACGGTTAAATAGTATGTTTAAAGGATATGAACAAAGAGGTGAAGATAAACTTACCGTAGTTCTATCAACACTAAGCTATTGCATCTGGAATCTACAAAAGATTACAGAGGACGATCAAACTACACTTAGCCTGATAGATGAGATCCTTAATCAATACATGGAAGTAGATAGGCACGAAAGCGTGTTTAATAACTACGTTTTGTTTGAGGCATTAACGCCAAAAACGGGCGAAGATGATGACTAAAGCATTATTGTCCTATTATTGTCATAAATGTATGACGGTCAAAAAGCCTATAACTAGGCGTGTTTCGGGATTATTTTATTTTTTTCATTTTTGTCACAGGGAAATAGAGAAAACAGTATAAAAATATAACAAATATCTTGACTGGATAATTCCAGGTAAGGTATCCTCTCCATACACTTTAGGGTAATGTGGGGGTAGGTATATATAACTACTTTGTCTCTAAACTGCTAAATACATATGGGATATAGAAAAAACAAACTTGAATATGAACCCATCCTAGCTCCAGAAGAGGAAGCTCCCATAGAATACGCTAATCTAGACAACTCCCTTAATCGCAGACAACGAAACTTTATATGGCAAGCCGTTAATAATCCTCGGCTATCTCTCGTAGAGTGTGCGCACAAAGCTGGCTACAAGGATGCCAGACAATCAGCTAATAAACTTATGAATCATCCTGTTATACGCAAGGAGTATAACTATCTGATGAATGAAGCTAAGAAGAAGTATGAGTTGAATTATGATCGTGCAGTTCAGGATCTATATGATATTAGAGACAAAGCCTTAGAAGCAGGATCCTTTAACGCGGCTATATCGGCCCAGAATAGTTTGCTCAAGGTCGGGGGTCTTATTGTTGATAGGAAAGAAGTTATGTTCGGGAAGATAGATCAAATGAGTCGGGAAGAAGTAGAGAAACGCCTGGAACAGTTGATGGGAAGCATAACGGTTGCAGATCCAGATAAGCTTCCAGATCCAGGGGATCCAGGTGAGCAGGTAGATGAAGCTGATACTTTGGAGGCACTAGAGGAAGAGGACTTACAGACTGCAAGCCCTCAAGAGGTTGAAGGGGAAGTTATTTCTGATTAGGTCTGTCTAGCACAAAGATAAGTACGTACAAGAACAACGCTATAAAGAATAAGGTACTCATGGGGTTGTGGTACTCGCTAGACACATACTTTTAGGAGAGTAGAGAAGTTTTGGAATCAAAACTAACAAGCACCACTCTCGCATCATATAGTTATTACGGTTATATATCAACTTAGCTTTGTTTCTCATAGTCTTTCAATCTTTTCATGCTATCAACATAACTCATAGCAAAAAGTTTCCAACTTTCAGGTTTATACCCTTTGTTCTTTGCAATCTTTAAGCCCTCTTCGTACCATCTTATATCTTGTTTTATTTGTTTTGCGTAATTCATTAGCTTTGTCTCTTATAGTCTTTGTAAAAAAGTTCTATCTCGTCAGGTCTTGAATCAGAACATTCATCTTCTGTCATTTTGCATATAGGACAAGATAGAGTTATTGATTTTTTATGAATATAGTTTAGATCACAATCACAATCCCAATAATTAGGGTCGGTTACAACTATCATTAGCTTTTCTCCTTATCTTTACGGTTCTTATAAGCCTGTAGTTTGATCTTCCACCTTTTAGGTAAACTACGTTTCCTTTCAGGGTGCATACTGTCAGGGTCTTGTTCCCATTCTTTATAAGCCTTTGTTAAATCCATAACGGTTCTCCTATTTATTTATGAGCCAGGTTTCAAAACGAATCCAAGCCTCTTTGCCTAAGTAAAACGGTATAACAAATATAACTATACTTAAACATAAGAGGCCTATCGTTGAGAAGAATATAACGTCTTGAATAGCTCTAAGGTTATTCTTCATGATCCTATTCCTTTTTCTACTTCACTAACTGCCTCTTCAACATCAGCTATAAAACAATCAAGAGTAAAAGTGTTGTTGCCTGTTGCAATACTTTCTATTAATCCATTTAACTGTCTTAGTGCTTCTTGCTCGTCAGTCAATTCCTCTTTCATGTTATACAAATTCCAGTCAAAATCTCCTTCTCTAACTTTGGTATTGTTTAAAAACTTTTCTGTAAATCTACTTATTGATTTCATTATCGGACTCCCAAGTTGTATCTTTCCAATCAAGATCTTTTTCTAGGTTATATGCTAGCCAAAGAATATCTTTCCATATTTTTTCAGGGCGGTAACGTTTATAACTAGAATGATCGGTTACAAATTTATATATTTTAGTCTTGCCCCAATCCTCTGCATCTGCTGGTAAATTTTTATGTAGGAAAAAAGAGCCAGCATAAATAACAAAATCAAAATTAAGTTTTTTCATTATCGGACTCCTTACATTTGGGACATTCAACATCAGAGCCAGCTACAAATAAGTTATCAAAGATAAACTTCTTTGGCTCTGTTATATCTTGTGGTTTTTCTATTTCAGTTCCACACTCTGCGCACATATACCGCATTAGTTTTCAATAACCTTGTCTTTGGATTTAACATATCTATAGTCTTTCTTAACCAATCCAAAAACCTCAGTTAATCTAAAGCGTAAAGTTTCAAGATTACTTAGATCACTAAGGTACATATCTTGGCATTCAAATAAAGTCATTAAGGCACTATCTAAATTGTTTACTGCCGTAATGTATTTATCTAACTCTTTTGATGACAACTCTATCGTTGTCTTATTTTTTAAATGTTTAATTATCATTATATTTTTCCCTCCAAATTTTTTCGGATAATTGTTCTAGTAAATCAAATGTTTTAAAGATTGAATCCCAATCTCCTTTTCTTGCCTTCCATTCTTTTAGAACGTGGTCAGGAGATTCAGAATGCCTAACGGTTATTACGCCGTTAGACAATTCTACGTTTATGCCAGCACTTCCTAGCTCTTGGATATTTTTACTCATGCTAATTGTGGGTCATAGTCAGGGTGATCTTCTGTCTTATGTGGAGACACGCTACTGGCTCCACAATCAGGACAATCATCATCAACTGAACAATCGTAAGCATCTTCCCATTCATAACCACATTCGTAGCACTCGTAATGGTTAAGATACTTGGCCTCAATTTTATCTTTGTTCCAAGGATTACTTATTAATGGTGTTTTACCTATAGGCATTATTTCTCTCCTCCAACATAATTTTTCTCATGAAGTACAAACCTTAATGCAGATTCTAAGGGTGCAAAATCTTCAACTTCAATATCATAACCACCACTAGGCAACTTGATATATGAAGTATCGGCAACGTGCCAGCAATCATTTTTGAATAGATATACCCATTCAATATCAAAGTTAATGTCCATAATGAACGCTCTAAATGAATGATATGTTGTGGGTGGGTCTTCATGCACTCTGTCTTGATTAGATTCCTCTACGGTTTCTTTAAGTGATGATTGATAGCCGTTATCTACTAAAGTTATGGCTTTCTCTTTGGTGTTGTAATGTTTGTGTAACATCACGCCGTTATATTGTGGGTAGCCGTCATAATGACAATACATACTAACGATTTTCCCATCTGATTTTTTATAAGCGATATTGCTTCTTGTTCCCATAATTACTCTCCTATAAGTTTGTGTGGGTTAATAAAAATATACTTGTTTAGATTACCAAATGTATCCACTATATGCAACAACTTTAGGTTACTAAATGTAATAAAGTTTTATAGTTCTATTTACGCATATGCTGGAAATTGGAAAGTTAATCGCATCTGCCCTCTCTCTCGGCCTCTCTCCCATATAAAAGCAAGGCATAAATCGGGTCGGGGTCGGGATTAGCTAA